CTCAATCTTTGCACTTGTAGATAATGTTGTAGTTGCATTTATAGACGATTCGTTGAATATTATTCCACTATCGTTGTTGTTGTAGATTACGTTTTCTGCAGTTTGGTTAAAGAAACCTGTTGCGACACCTGAGTCTGCAACTCCTAAATACGAACCAGTGTATGAATATACAGTAATCTTATCACCTGTAGTTGCACCAGTTGTAAGTGTAATCTGACTATAAGTATTTCCACTTAATACACCAAATCCACCGATTGAATAATCGTCATCCTTTATTTGGTGGTCTCTTTCTACATAAACTTGAAGTCTATCTTTTTTAAACTCTAATGTATTTCCAAAACTATCTGCACCTGAGAACACTTGTTGACCTGAAGTTGCAATAAACACAAATTCTTGGAAGAAGAATGATTTATCTTCAATACTATTGACTGCATCTACAAGTGTATTTGTGCTTGTAGTTCTTAAACCACCTACATCACCAACATCTGTAGAAACCTCGTTAAAGGTTGTTCTAAAGTCTTCTAAAGTACTGAATTGGTCTACTAGTTTAGCCATTTATCTTTTCCACTAATTGATTAAGAATATTTTTGATATCATTCATATCGTTCTTAATATTATTTATTTCCTCTACCTGTTTTTTATAGTTTTCTTTTCTAAGTTTATATAATGACCATGCATTTGTGTCTGTTGATACTATTGCAGAGGACTCTGAATCTCTTACTAAAGATGTATGTCCTTCTACTTTAATATACTCAGTCATTACGCAAGTCCTAAACACCTCAATGCAGATACCATAGGAACTACTGAAGTGTTTGTTCCTTTACCTACAATTTTAACTGCGAATGCACTAAACTCAGGTAAGTCATCTACAGTCCATTCGTATTCTTTAAAGTTTCTTGCATCTGCTTCTACTGTTGTATCAGGATTTCCATCTGAGTTAAAGTATTCCCAATTTAAATCATCAAAAGGTGTAGACTCATCATTTTTCAGAACTTTATATAACACTTCAATTTCTGTTGTTGGTGGTCTGAATACATCTGCAATCACTTTAAGTGTTGATGCAGGAGTCTTTAAGTTTACCTTTCTAGTACAGTAGATGAAGGTATTATTATCTCCATCAGGTTCTGTTGATGCAGTATAAACTGTACCACTTTGAACATCTGATGCACTATCTATTTTATTAATTCTGTTTGATATACCAATCGCACCTATTGTACCAATGTCAATTACAGGTGAAACGTTTCCGTTTAGAGATTGTAATTGAAGTGTACATGTGAACGATTTCTCTGAAGACATTTCATTAGTTTCGTTTAATGGTGATGCAACTACACTTGGTGAATCAAAGAATACGTTATCATTTAGTGTGATAAATTTACTTGTATTATTTTTATTGTATGCAGTTCCACTACTATATCCTTCAGGTGAGTTCATAGGTGTTGTTAATACACTTGCACTGATTCTAGTCATGTTATAATTTAGACTTGGTATCAATGTATGTAATGTATCAAAGTAATAGTTTCTTGTTGATGTTGCATTTTCTCCACCACCAACTGTTGAATCGTTAGATGCATATGTTGTTTTTACATCAAAACTTGAAATATCAGGAAGCACTGTAAATGAATCCATTTCAATATTTCCAATTGCAGTAAATGTTTGATTGATTGCAGATACTGGAACACCACCTAGTGTATCACCAACTGCATCTACACCTACTGTAAGGTCTGCAGTTCCACCATCAAAGTTAACAGCACTCAATGTATCTGTTGTTGCGTATCCAGTGCCTGGGTCTGTAATATATGAAGTAGTGATTACATTACTTGCAACTGTAAATTCTGCAGTTGCACCAGTACCACTTCCTCCAGTTAAGGATACATTATATGTACCATCTGAAGGTGTTCCACTTACTGAAGGTGTTGCAATATTTAATACACCATTTTCTTTATCACCAGTAATACCTGCAATGGTCACATTTGAATTTGTTGTGTACATACCATGCATATAGTTGTAAACTTTCACATACTGTTGACCACTAATTGTTTCAACAGGACTTGTTTGTAAAGTAGAAACTGGTAATGCTTTGTTCTCAAATTTCAATACTGGTGTTTTAGAAACATCAAAGGATGCATTTCTCATATGGAATTTAAGGTCATCCTCTTGTGTTGCAGTCCATGTTGATGCGTTTTGTGATACAAACAATGAACCTGCGTATGGTTGTCCTGAAATTGTCTGACTTGTTTTAAGGTCTTTCTCACCCATTCTTGAAATGAATGCAGTGTATTCGTTTGAGTTTGAGTACACAACGAATGCATATTCAAAATCTTGTTCTAAGTAAACTGGGGAATCAAATGTAAATGTAGTTGCACTTGAACCATCTGTAGAAGTATTTACATCTGCAGGATTCTTTGTGACTGTTGAGAAAGGCATTACAGTCTGGCCTGGATAACCGTTTATCATATTTCTTATTTCGACTGAAACTGGTAATGTTGTGTCTTTCGTCTCAAAGAATAAATCTATAGATGTGACAAATATACCACCTGATTTTTCAACTAAGAATGATTGTGCAAGTGGGTCACCCCAACCTCTTTCTAATCGGAAGTCACGGAAGTTTCTATCAGGCACTTCTAATATTCTTCTTGTTGCAGGAATAACTACTGGTTCTGCAACAAAAGGTGGCGGTTCAGGTAATGGTGGTATTATAGGTTCAACAATCTGTTCAATCCATGGTGGTGGGTCGGGAATTACAACTGGGTCTTGAATTATATCAACAATTGGTGGTAATTCAGGTGTTGGTACTTCAGGTGCATCTGCATCAAATACTTGTGCATTAATCCTTTCTCCTTGTCTAGTGATTTGTCTAGTACTATTATTTCTTTCTAATATCACCCTACCATTTCTTGTAGATGTAATCTCTGTTTGGTTAGATTGTAATAAACCTTGTGCTTGATACATTCCACTTGCTTGTGAGCCTGGGTTTTGTAAGTCGTAATAACTAGAAGTTAATCTTAATTCTCTTTGACCTGTTGGGAATCTTTGTTTACTATCATTTGGTAATTCAAAGTATGCACGTAATCTACCATTACCATCTGCTTTACAATTTGAGGAAACAGTTGTTCCTCCATCTTGTGAGTAAGTTGCACTAAACGGTCTTATGTATTGGTCAACTCTGATACCATCAAAGAAGAAATAATGGTTTGCATTTGGTTTTAAATTAGTTGCATCAACTTCAATAGTTCTCGCTCTCATGAAAGGTACTATTGAAATACTTACAACTCTATCGTTTCTTGTTTCTACAAAGTCTTCAACAACACTTGTTGTCACACCTGTTCTTGTTTGTGTTTCTACAGTCTCGGTTATTTCTCTTGTGACTTGTAAACCTGCAACCCATTCACCACCTTGTGTTGGGTCTCCACTCCATGAACCGTTAGAAGTTGCTTGAACTTCTGTTGATACAACATTAGGTTCTCCTACCCATGTTGTCTGCCATGAGTTCCATACAGTACCCAAAGAGTTTTGATTTTCTGCAAGAACAGCGTCAAAGTTTCCTTCTCTGTTTATTCTGACTTCAGGTAATTGTTCTGTATCGTTCCATATATCAGTTTCAGGTGTAAGTTTTACTGTACCAAAGAAGTTGAATACGTGATATGGGTTTACGTTAATTGTTCTCGATGCTTTATCTTGATTTACGTATGTGACTTGGTTGTATGGTAATGTAATTAAATCACCAGTTTTTTGATAATTAGAAGACAATGATTGATTAAATTCGATATCAAAAAATTGTGAATAGGATTTAGGTCTCATTGCACCAAGTTTAGTATCAATACTTATTTCATAGTCGGGGTGATTTACGTCACCAACTCTATGACCTCTAAAATTGTCTACTAAGAAACCTGATTTAAATCTATCAAAACCGTCTGCATCTAAAATCTGTTTTGTTTGTGTATCTCTTTCTAATAAAGATAATGCAGTAATTCTTTCCAAGTTTGTGACACGGTTATTAATTTTACCAATGTCTTTCATAGTGAATCTTCTATGGTCTTGTGTTCTAACTCTTATATTTTTTAGATTCTTTGTATACGCAGGAATCTGAAGTTCAAATAATTCTATTGCATCATCTATCGCTTTTGGTTTTGTAGGTGATAATGCAGGAATACCTGCAGAAGTTTGGAATGAACCTGACTTATGTAAGAATACTTTATCGATTCTTCCAACATAAAAAGAAATATCACCAACAACACTTGAACCAGTCACTGGTGTATCGTTTGCACTTGCACCAGTAGATGTGATACCAACTCTAGAAGAACTAAAGTCTCTACCTGTATCATATCCAAACGGTGCATAAACAGCACCCTCTGTACCATCTGATAGGTTTACTGGGTTAGTTGGGTCTTGTGTATTTGTTGTACCGAATGTTGAAGTACCTATAATTTGTCCTGCAACTGGTCTAAAGTCAATTGCATCTGAAAGTTCAAATGTTCCATCGGGTTCTAGACCACCTAAGTCAACTCTACTTGGAGAGTATACAGGAATATCTTGATATGGAATCGAAGTATATGATTCAACATCAAAGAAGTCTCCACTATCTGAAGTGAAGTAATCGAATACAATTAATATTTTTCCTGAAGGAACTGGTTCTCCAACCTTTCTTGTAATTTTTGCAAGGTCATAAAAACCATCTCTTTGTCCGTTGTCAAAGAAGAATCTAGACTTGATATCGGGTGAACCTTGTGATACACTAGTAATTGTTGCAACTGCCTTTGAAGTTTGTCCAACAACACTTTCACCTTCTGTAAAACTTCCTGATACTATTCTATAGTATGAAGTTGCAAGTGAACCATTATATGTAATTAAAACTGCACGTGCATCTGATGTTTGACCAACAATTGTTTCGTAAATTTGGAATGTTCCACTATCGACTGAAAAATATGATGAAGGTGGTAGAGGTGTTGTTCCTCCTACTCCTTCATATATTGCATGAATTTTATGAACGTCTGCAACACCTAGTGTAATTTCTTTATCATCATATGCAGTTCCATAGAAACCACCAGCACTTCTTGCACTTTCAACACCAAGTAATCTTGATTGTCTTAGTGTCTTATTTCTAGAATTAGGATTTGTTCTATTTACTGTAAATGTGACTTTAAGTTTTGCACCATCATTATTTGCAATACTCTTAGTAAGTGTTTGTCCTGTTCCACCATCTGATGTAGGGTCACCTGTAAAATCTTCTATGTTTAATAGGTCACCTAAATCGTATGCACTTGAGTCTGAAGATTCATCAACAACTGCAATTGTAAAGTTATCTGTATTAATTGCACCGAATGTTGCATTTGAACCAGTAGTGATTGTAAATGAACCACCTGATACGTCAACTACTTGTTGTCTTCTTACTTGGATAGAATCACATGAGTGTGTTTTTACCCAGTCTCTTGGCCATGCGAATATAGATGCAGTTTGGTCTTGGTCATAAATCTTTGCACGTTTTCTTGTGACATTACCATTATATGAAGCACCTGCATTTCCTGTAAGTGTAAGTGTAGTATCATCAGTGACACTTGAAACTATTAATTCTTCATTAGAGTTTGCAGGGTTTACAATTATATCACCTTCTTTTAACTCTGTTGTAAACGATGTTGCAAAACCAGTGACACTAGATGAACTGTTCGTAAATGTGACTGTTCCCAATAAAGTTTTTGAACCATCTACTACAACATTTGCAGTAAATATTGTGGAACCTGCATCTGCAGGGTCTTGTGATACACCTCTTGCACGGTCAATGTTGTAGTTTCTTACTGCAGTGACTGTTGTTGTTCCACTAGTTGTACCATTAGTTGTAATTGCATCACCAACTACGAATGTACCTACTACGTCATGAACATATAACTGACCACTTGCAGTATATGAAACAATACCAGTTGCACCTGAAGTACCACCAACAACTTGGTCTCCTTCTGTAAATGTTCCACTAAGTGTACCACTTAGTTTTGTTAACATCTTGATGTCAAACAGATATAAGTTCCATGTGGAACTTGCATCATATTCTTGTGAAGATGCAGAACCACTTTGTAAATCTATATTTCTTAATCTTGCAAAACCAATCTTTCCACTTGTTGGTTCTGTTCCGTCACTTGAAATTGTTGAATCCCATAGTGTGACTTCTTTGAAAGGTGTAATACTTGCATCACCAGTTTCATTACCAAACTCGGGTAATGAGTGTACGTTTGTAATTCTTAATTTGTTTCCTATTCTAACTGGTGTGTTTGTGTTGTCTAATGATACTGTTGACCTTGCCTTACTGATAGATATTGGTGTTGTTCCAATCTTATCTATCTCGTATCCTTTTACATATGCTTTACCAGGCGATATTTGCATGACAAACTTATCTACATTTCCACCGTTTGTTGCAGTGTAGTATCCTCTGTTTGTAGTATCGTCTAAGTGTTCTCTTAAACTATGTGTAAATTGTCTTACAACAAAATCACCGTTTGCATCGAATGTTCTCCTTGCAAGTGTGTTTTCTATTTCATTGTATATCGGTCTTGTAATTTTTAATTCGATAATACCCTGATTTACTCTGACAAGTTCTATGAAATCTGTATCGTTTGTAGTGTCAAGTGTAAATTTAGATAATGTAAAATCTAATTTAAGTCTATCTGCACCTGCAGCGTTTTCGTTTGTAGTACCTGAAGAGTTGTCTAGTAAAGATGTATCATCTGCAGAAGATAAAAGACTTTCTGTAATGTTAAGACCTACTCTATAAGTTGGTTTACCTGAATACTTTTCTAAAATTAATGTTTGTGCATCAACCTTACAAAAGAATCCTCTTGCAAACACTACACCTTCTGATATACTTGCAATAGAAGAACGACCAATTGGACTATCTGTTTTTGGTTTTACTGTAAATTCATTTGCATTTGCAGAGTTTACAGTCACTGTACCATCTTCACCTAGTGTACATTCTTGTAATTCTTCACCTGAATAGAATACTATTGAGTTAAACTCATCTGTACCTTGTGAGTGGAATTTTACAAATAAAGTGATAGGGTCATCTGATGTTTCTGCACTTGACTCAAAAACTTTACCTACAACACCTGAAGACTTACCTCTTAAGAATTTACCATGAAAAGAAGTTCGGTAATCTTCAACACTTGCATCACCACCTGAATTAGGGTTTGCAGAATCTACCTTTACATAGAATATATCTAAATCTACATCTGACTCTGCACCAGTGACTAAAGAACCTTCTTCAAACATATGTGAACCAAATCTTTCGATTTGATTCTGTAGTATAGTTTGAGATTGAGTTAATTCTCTAGACTGTAAAGGACGACCTGCTCTAAAAAGAACTTTTTGGAACTTCTTATCTTCGGAGAAGTCATCGTAATATGGTGCTATATTTAAATCAGTTTTTTCTGGCATATTCCTTAACCTGTTGTGGGGACACTAAGTCCCCATAAATTACATTTCAATAATTAATTTGATGTCTTCTATTTGGTCTGCAGCTCTAGTCACAGCACCTCTGTTTTCAATGTAGAGGATATTACCTGTAAATCTTTCAACTTCAGGGAATGCAGAATCCAATGAATCTGCATTACCAATTACTGCACCATTCTTATAAACAGTATCATCTTGTGCAAAGTTTACATATCCACCTTCACTATTTGCGATTGGTTGGTGTGATACAACTGAACCGTTGATAGATACTATTCTTGATACTGCAACTCCACTACCGTCTGAAGATGCATTTAGAATGATATCGTCTACTGATAAACCTGATACACTTGATAAAGTCATTTTATAGTATGCACCAAGTGTAGTTGCAGTTGCAACTGTTGTTGTTCCTGCAGTGAAAGGGTCTTGTAATAGACCGATTCTTCTGAAATCGTTATCTGTTGGGAAGTCACCTGAACCTTCGTTGAACTCAAATCTTGAGTTTACGATGATATAGTTTCCACCTAGTTCTTCAACTGGGTCTGCACCATGTCCGTTCATAGGTGAAATGATTGGTGTTAATACTGCACTTGAACCACTTCCAATTCCTGATATACTTGCAACGTCAATAGATGCACGGTTATAACCTGAACCATATGCACTTGTAGTCACTGCAACAGAAGTAATTGCACCACCAGCACCAACAGTCACTGAACAAGTTGCACTTGAACCGTCACCATCGATAGGTACTGCAGTATATGTTCCAGGCGTATAACCTGAACCACCGTTATCTACTCTTACGTGGTAGATTGCACCTGCAGTTGCAGAGTTTTCTACATCCCACAATGAAGATGAATCGTTATCTGCACTTGAACCTAACTGACCGTTAGTTCCAGTACCTGCAACAGCAGTTTTTGCACCCAATGTTTTAACTGGGATAAAGTCTGAGGTGACGTATTTAATAGTATCTGCAGCTGATACAGTGTACATGTATTTCCAAATATATCCTTGAGCAGCACCAGTGTCTGAGGTATACACTAGGTCTGTTGCACTTGTTCCTGTTGGTTTAACAGTTGAAGCAACTGTTGCACCTGAAGAATTTCTTCCAGTTCTGATACATTTATAAACATTATAGTCGTCTGTTAAGACAAAAAACTTTGAATCAAAAAGATTGTTTGCAGAAGTGCCTGGACTTGTATTTGATGAACTATAATCATGTGCATATTCGTCATATGTAGTTCCTGTTGTCCAGTCATATCTTGTTAATGCATGAGAAACGTCTGCAGTAGACACTTTCTTCATAGAAAGCATGTCTGAAAATGCATCCATTTCCTCACTTGTTCCGTTTACAGGAACAGGTGGAGACGTATCATCCGTCCAAGGATGTGAACGTCCTATAAAAATATATGTTGATGAAGCGGATTCACCAAAGTCCTCTTTAAATTGTTTCGCATTGTGTGTTCGAAACTTTTCCGTTATAATTGCTGCCATTTTAAGTATCTCCTCAGATATTTATATACTATTTATAACATTATGCAGACTTTACGTATGCACTATATGTAATATTTGTTCTTTTTAACTCTCTTTTTTCAAATTCAGGAATGAATAGGTTAGGATAGTAATCATTTAAGTCACTGACTCGTAAACCTTCGGGTTCGGATTCCTCACTTAAGATATTTCCATAACCATCTTCCATTAAAATATCGTCCTCATCAGTCTCGTCTTTGAGATAATATGATATTTTATAGGTTCTTTGACCTGTAATTGTATTTAGGGATTTGAAATTTGTTCCAAAAGATGCAAAAGTTGTTGGAGGAACAGAAGAATCAGAAGATTGTTCGTCAATCATTGCACTATTATCTTCAAATACAATTCTATTCCCATCTTCAAACAATGTATACTTGTCATTTAAGTCGGGATTTCTCTCTGATACAAAGTATTGCACTTCTTCTGTAGTTGTTGCAGTCTCTAATCTTATCAAAGTCTCTCCGTCTTCAGATATTATTCTATCTCCTACTTCACCTTTTACTTCTGCATGTACTCTTTCTTCAAATCTCATGATACATGCTTCTTCTTCAAGTTCTATTCGACTTCCGTCTTCCATAATTAGAATTTCTTCAGTTGGTTGATACAAATCTTGTATCTTTCCTTGGTCTGCTGCCACAAACTTTCTATTTTGGTAGTCTAATGTAATCTGATTATCCATTAAATTAATTGAACCTACAGAACGAATAACACCTCTTACATTGTCCGTCCTTACTGAAGGAATTGATTTGTTGACAATTTTCAGAATGTTCATGTGTCGGTTTCTCATTTTTGAGTCACCGTATTCTGTATCGGGTTCTGTAATTGAACCACCAGTTCTAGGGTCTGTATTATATGTTGGTTGACCCGCTTCATCCAATGTTAATAGACCAATACCACCTTCAGGCCCCGTTGCAGTCATATCTGCATGGAGTAAGTATGTTCTTAATGAGTTTGCGAATGCATTCGATACAGAAAGAACAGGTTCCATTACCATAATAATTGTTGGTTGGAATTTTGAAGTTCTTGTTTGACCACTAATTGAATTTTCTAGTGCAACCTCACCAAAGAATATGTGTCCTGCAGGGTGCAATAAGTCCTTGACAACTGACCTATATTTGTTTATACTTTCACCAACTTTAATTACGTATGAGTGTGTTTGGTAATATCTACTATCTTGTAAATTAGATGCAGCTGCGTTTACGTGTCCTTTGTCGGTCACAAATTGTTCTTGTATAATACCTTCACCACCAAACTTACCTCTTGCGTTATAAGGATTAGACCTTAATATAGTAAACTGGTCGGTGTTTTGGTAAGTGACAACTTCGTCTATTAAGAAGTGTCCATCTAAATTTGTATATTTTAATATGTGTCTATCTGCATCATAGTCAACTACTTCTGCAGTTGTTCCTGATGCTTGACCTGTAATTACAACACCTTTGTTTAATGTATTTGTTGGTGTGGTAATTAACATAGGGAATACAGAAGAGTTTGATACAACTGAATCTGAAGTGTAGTCCCTACCTTGTTCTATAATGTTAATTGATTTTACACCACCTATCTCGTCTGAGAAACAGAATATTTTACCACCTGTTCCACTCGATACACTTACTTGTGTGTTTGCACGTGCAGTAAGAGATGTACCACCATTAATTGTTTCACCGTTTTGGAATGCACCTGTATCGGTTGATAGTCTTTTAACAACTAGTCTTTTCTTGTCTTTTTCTATACGTACAATAGTTGCAGTTGCATTTGATATACCACCAGTCACAACTTCATCTTCTACGAAACCAGTAAGGTCATTAAAATAGATATATCCGCCTGGGAATGCAGTTGGTACTGATTGATAACCTGCACCACCACTTAATATCTTTATACTTCTAATATTACCAACGGTAGTCTCTAAGTTTATCTCTTCTCCACTTTCATATAACAACTGATTAAACTCAGTATACATGTCAACTCTCTGACCAGCAGTAAGTGGAGTTGAAAATGTGACTCTATCGTTTTTATGTGAATAGTCGTGTGTAGTGTAAGAAGTATTTGGTGTTTGTAATACGTCATCAACAAATACTTTAAGTGTGTTATCATTAAATATAATTAGATTACCATTATCATCTCTAACACCTGGCCCACCTACTAAAGTTTGACCTGCAGTTGCAGTGACTTCATAGTGTCCAAATGTAGAACCACCTTCGAGTAATACTTCATCTCCTACTGAACCGATTACGGCTTCTGCACCACCACCTTGTGTACCTGCATTTTCAAATACAATTAGGTCTCCACCTTCATAGTCTTGACCACCTTCTTCAATGTAGATATGTGTAATACCACCCTTAGATAAACCGTCAACTCTTGCTTGACATTCTGATGCATCCGTGTTATTCTTACTACCTGAGAATAGAATCTTATCGTTAAAAGAGTATAATGAACCTAGTGAAGATTCTTCTAACAATAAACCACCATCAAAAGTAGATTCTGTATTTGATTGAGTTCCATCATAGGTACCATCATATACTGCTGGTTGACCTGATTCTAAAAGAATGTCTCCACTATCATCATGCGATATATAAGTTGATGATGATTCGTCTGATACATTATTCACCACACCTATAACGGTTCCTGTATATTCTGTTAAACCATCACGGTCTATAAATGTGACCGTAGAACCTTGTGTAAATTCACCTATGTGATTGTCTGTAATCTCGATTGAATACTTTCTATCTTCAACAGAATCTACGAATACATTTTCTATTACTGATTCTGCTTCTACTATTTTGGTTCCACTTGTATATTGTATTATTCTATCTGTTGCTTGTGGAGGTGCAGAGTTCACTTGAACTCTCATTCTTCTTACTTGACTATAATCAGATTCGTTAAGATAGATTGTTTCGTTATCGGGATATCTAATTGTTGCATCTTGACCGTACAACAATCTCATTAAGAACTGAACAGACTCTGCAGTTCCTTTTGTTTGATATAAATCTTTAATGTGTTTTATTGTTAACCTACGGTCAACAGTAGAACCTATGTCTAATGATGGTATAAAATCATTTTGGAAGTATTGTAAAAATTCTTCTGAGGTTCTATCGATATCAGAGTAGTCTAATAGTTTATTACTTGCAAGAACAGAGTTCTGTTTAAAGTTTCCGACTACACCTGATTGTTTTGATTCTCTACCAGTAATAGTTTCACCTTTTAAGAAACCATTCCCTGATATAGTATCGACATAAATTTTATCACCAACTACAATGTCTATTCTTGCAACTGATTTAGATTTACTACCAACAACAAATTCACCCTTTGTAAAAGGTGATGCATTCAGTGTTGGATTTAAAACTGATTGTTCTGTAATAATTTTAGATGATTCTGCATTTGGAGAGAAGTCTGTCTCGGTTTCCAATAGTAGGTCACCGAGACCGTCTTCCAAACTTAAATTATCAAGAACTGATTGTGAAGATAATGTAATTATCTCCGACTCTAAGTATTCAAAATATGACTTAATGAATGCCTCAAGTGCAGGACTCTCCTCTCTTACAAATTCAGGTAAGAGATTTGGAAGTCTTGAACTTAGACTATCAGTTGCATATTCCTTCATCTTCTATCTTACTGTACTGTTGCACCGAAAACAGAAATTGGGTACCAGTTTGAACCGTCCCAAATACAAATCACAGCTTCACCTTGTGCATCTAGTACAATCTCAGTACCTGAAGTTGAAGAATAACCCCAACTTGTCACTTCGATATTTGCACTGTATGAACTTGCAGGTTCAGTTTTTGCATAAATGATTTTAATTTGACCAACATCTGTTCCGTCATCCAATGTAAATGAAACTGACCCAGTCCATGCAGAACCGTCAATCGCAGAAACGAATGATGATGCAAGGTTTGATGCAGTTGCAGTTAATGTAGTAATATCGTTTACTGCTAAATGAGTAGGGATATTTTCAAACAACTGACCAATGGTCATTTTTTTATTTACTGGTGTACCGCCAGGATTGTCAACGATATGCAATAAATCATCAGCACCGATTTCTGAATCTGATACTGCTGTTAAAGCACTAATTTTTTTATCTGCCATTTTTTTCTCCTATAAAATCCAAATAAATGGGAAACTACTCGGGGGACTCCCGACCACTTTCTTCATAACGATTAATAACTACTGGAGGAGGTTGATGTATAACCAACTCCAGCACTCGATTCACCACTTGCGATGGTGTCTATTTCACCTTTCACCGTAATAGATTGTTGGTCGATATCAACTAGATTACCTCTAGTTGCAACCACATCCAAACTATTAGGGATAACGGTAAAGTCAATCGTACTATCTACATTCACCACTGAGGTGAAGAAGATAGAGTTGATTGATATTTTTCCAGTTGCATAATCTACAGTACCTGCAGAATTATCCTGATAGATTCTTGTTGACCCTGAAAGGTAATATCTTCTTAGATTTCCTTCACCGTCATCATCGAAATACTGAGTATTTACTGAATCTCCTGAAACTTTGAAACCAGTGGTGACTATAATACCACCACCCATTTTATTATGACCTACGTGAGGGTTGAAGAGTCCGTTTCCAAACTCAACAGTCACACCTCTTGCAGTGTCTGTAAAAACTTTTTGTGATTTTTTCAATCTTATGTTTGTTGTGTTAGATAAGATTGCATCGTTTGATTCATCTATAGTCTTAATTAGATTTGAATGTCTAAAGATAGAATCAAAATTACTTAAATTCTGATTATCAAAAGTATTAATTGCATTAATTACAACTGTTTCTAATTCACCTTGTGATAAAGTTGTTGCGTTTGCATTGTATTTAAATGTTGAAGATATAAGTATCTTAATAATTTCGGGGTCGACAATAGTTGGTCTTACTGTTAACATGTTCAATGCATTTAGTTTTCTGACCACTTCTTTCTTTTCTGTATCGGATAAGTAATCAGAGTTTTTAGGTTTAAGTGCAACAAAGATTTTACCATACTCAGGTGGGTTGTTATCTTCACCACCCCACACTGCAACTGCATCTGCATTTGGATAATATTCTGATACTTTTGCTTTATAGTCGTTGAGTGTCACAAGTCTGTTTTGTGAAGTATAGAATTTGTTTGCTTTAAATTTGATAGACTCTATCGATTCTTTTTCTGCACCACCTTGTGCAATTGAGGTTGCAACTGTTTGAACATTTGAAAAACCATTAATTGCATTAATCATTGCAAAGGTTCTAGCACCATTTGCATGAGTTGGGTCTACTACGATATATGTGACTGTAATAATATCACCGTCTAATAATTGTTGACCTAATACACCATCACCAAAATAGATTTCTCTAAACCCGTCTTCGTTCTCTTGTTCATAAAACACTTTAGATGTTGTTGTGATATTAGATATGTTAGTGGACAATGCATAAGTTGAAGTCACCCCATTTGAATTTACAGAGACTTGTATTCTAGATTTGTCTACTCTTTTGTTAGTGAGTACAAACTTCGGATTAGGAAGTTGTGTATCATAAACAAAAGTATCTGATGCATAAGTACCTTGTACTAATTGTACGTTGTTATAAATGTATGTGTCTCCACTTTGTGTTGGTTTGATTGTTGTTGGAACTATGAAATCGTATGTAGTCCCATCAAAAGTAGATTGAAATAGTGAACCTCTGTTTAATGACATTTCAACTGTTGTTGGATAAGTGTCATCAGGATTTTTTACACCACTAAGTGTAATATCTACAATTGCAGTTGCACCTGTTTCTGATTGAGGAACAAACCCTAAATCTTTTGCACGGGAAACAACGTTCTTTCTAATTTGTGCAGAGTCTAAGAATAACTCTGAAGCTGCAATGTTTGTGTTCACTGCACCTATGTGTGATGCATATGCAAGTAAGTCTACCAATATGGACATAGAAGAACCATCAAAGTCATAGTCCTTAAATTGGTCTTGTCCTTTTAGATAATTTCTAAGATTTAAAGAAATATCCTCAAAATCTAAATCTGTAATATTTAATTGTGAACTTTTAACTGCCATTATCGTGTCCTTGTAAGTACATATTCTAATTCTTCTGTTTCTAAACTGTTTATAACTTTAAAACTTATCTGCATACTCAGTTCATTACGATTCACTTCGTTTAATACTACCTTTACATTTCTTACTCTAGGTTCGTGAATTTCTATCTGACGTGCAATATCATTTGCAACACGTCCTTTTCCGAATACAGATGTATCCAATTCAAACAATTTATTTCTTAAATTTACACCAAAATTGGGTTTAAATGGTCTCTCGTATGAATTAGTAGAGACTATATTTCTTACTGACCTTTTTACTGCATCTACATCAGTCTTTCTTGTAATATCACCCGTGATTGGATGTGGTGTAAATGAAAGATTCAAATCTGAATAGATATTTTCAGAGGAAACTGTTTTTCCGTTGTTTACATATTCGGTCATAATACTATTTATACAGTTGTAAGAACTGTAATTACCTAATTACTGAAATTAATGCACCTTGTTCAGGAGTGTTTCTAAATCTTACCTGTCCGTCCATAAAAAATACTTGTCCAAACCCTGCAAAGACTGTTTGTCTGACTCCGTCTTTAAATACATACACATCTCCACTACCACTTGGGAGATTGAATCTATCTGTATTACCGTCTGCAGTGTAAACTGCAAGTCC